CGAAGCCGAGGATATTGCTAGTAAGTTTAGGTTCCGCTATACCTTTTCGCCCGTGCCCACAGCAGGGGATTGGCGTATCAATGTGGGGCAGCAGGCACGCGAGGAACTAGAGACGCAATGCAACAATGCTATCGAAGAGCGTGTCAAGGGGGCTATGAAAGAAGCGTGGTCTCGACTACATGAATGTTTATCCCATGTTAGCGAAAGGCTTGAGGATACTCAGCAGGACGCCAAGAAGAAAATATTCCGAGACTCCTTGGTGGATAACGCACACGAGTTGATCGACATGCTCAAGGTACTTAACGTAACCAAAGACCCTGAGTTGGAGCGAGCACGAGCGTTGATGGCTCAGACATTTACGGGCTTGGAAGCCAAAGACTTACGGGACAGCGATGCGACCCGCAAGGGAGTCAAAGCCGAGGTCGATTCAATACTATCTAAATTTAACTTTTGATTGGAGAAAACTATGAAGATTAAAAACTTGCGCCAAGGCACAACCCTTGCACCACGACTGAGAGATGTTCTTGAATTGATCTATGCCAAACGCCCTCTAATAGAGTATGAGGTGACTAAGTATTCACAGGACAATTACGCCGAGTCTGTTCGGGCTTGGCAAGACGGGCAACGGGTGGGTGACATTCATGCTCGTTTCCGTAGATACAGTCCGTCTAGTGGGAGTACTGAAATATGGTATGCCATCGACGCCGATACTATTAAGAAAGAGCGGGGGGATCGCAACAGGAAGTATTGCAAAGACGCCAAGGTAGCAGCACGTACTGCTATAGAAAAGTTTGCGAAGAAGCCTCTGGCTGAGCTAGGCGAAAAATTAATACGCGAAGTCAATATCACAATAGAGTCTATGCAAGATAGAATTGAGCATGCTTATACACAATCAATTAGTTATTCTAGCCTAGACCTTGCTAACTACTTTACTGATTTGGTTTTGGCTAACAACCCCCCTGTGCCGAAACGCACGATTGACTCAATAGTTAGTAATGACGCACTACGCAAACGAGAGAACTATGATATTGCTTGTAATGTCCACAAGCATTTCAAATCCAAAAACGGTTACGTCATCAGAGTTATGGAAGATGAAACACTACTGTGTGCGCATATAGGTAATCCTGACACAACAAGTAAGCACCAAAGCACCTACGAGTTGGATCAGTATTCGCAAGAGAAGTTTGCTATGCTCAAGTTGCTAGATCCAAAACAGTTTGCTGCCGACATCGGTGTGAAGTATGAACGCGACGAACTGAATGAGTTTGGTAGCAAGAAAGAAACAATCTATTTTATCGTAGCAGGCGAAACTAAAGTGATAGAATAAATACGCATTTCCAACCGTATTGCAGATGCGGAGTACTCCAATCGACCTGCGTGGGACAGGCTAATCTGCTAATCCCACACCTTTCCTGACGGACAAATCCGCACAACACGGATTTGTCCGTTTTCTTTTGGGGGTTCTCCCTAATATAAAAAATCTCTTGCAATCCTAATTAGTTTGAAGTATACTCTGTCCATAATCCGACAAGAGGATACACAATGACAACAACACCAGAGGGTCGAGTCAAAGCCAAAGTTAAGGCTTTACTCAAGAAGTACAACATCTATCACTTCATGCCTGCAACAGGCGGCTATGGTCGAAGTGGCGTCCCCGACATCATTGGCTGCGCCAATGGGAAGTTTATTGCTATTGAGTGCAAGGCTGGAAAAAATATGCCGACTGCATTACAAGAGCGCGAGTTAAACATTATCGGTGCAGCGGGTGGCTTTGCCATCTGCGTGAACGAAGAAGGGTTGGCTGTGCTCGAAGAAGCCCTCCGCAATCTGACCAGTTCCGAGGAGTGAAAGCCTATGCCAATTATTTCTGAGCAAGTTAAAATTTTGTTGGATCGCATGGACATGCACCCCGATGAATTTGTGCATCCGTATGAATCTAGAAATATAAATTCTAAATGGGGGGAGGTCTTAGACGAAGGCACGTTTAATCGTTTAGAACTATTTCTTATCAAGCGCAAAGTGCGTGCCTTAAAACGCAAAGTCACGCAAGATTTGATACTAGCGACGATTATGTATGACGAACCTCCCCAAAGAGGAAAAGTTAGTTGGAGTTCGCTAGTTCGCATTGCTGACGAGTTAGAGGTAGAGAATAAGAAAAACATGAAAGTTAAAAAATAATGATCATCACAGTAGATTTTGAGACTTACTACGACAGAGAGTTTTCACTCTCGAAGATGACCACAGAAGAGTATGTCCGTGACGATCAGTTTGAAGTTATCGGGGTAGCCGTCAAAGTTGATGACGCCGAGACTGAATGGTTTAGTGGTACGTATTCTGAGACCATGCATTTCTTGGGCAAGTTTAAGTGGTCTGAAGCGTTTGTCTTGGCGCATAACACTATGTTCGATGGCGCAATCCTTTCTTGGAAATTCGGTGTTAAGCCGATGGCGTGGTTGGATACCCTGTGCATGGCGCGTGCTACCGACGGGCTTGAAGTCGGAAACAGTTTAGCAAAGTTGGCTGAGCGATATAACTTAGGAGTCAAAGGCAATGAAGTGGTTAATGCGATGGGCAAAAGACGAGCAGCGTTTTCTGATGAGGATCTTGTCCGGTACGGTAATTATTGCCGTAACGATGTTGATCTCACTTACGATCTTTTTAAATGCCTTGCCCCTAGATTTAATAAAACAGAACTTAAACTTATTGACCTCACTCTGCGAATGTTTACTGAGCCGGTCTTAGAATTAGACTTACCATCACTTGAGCAACACTTAGAAGATGTCAAAGATAAAAAAGAAAAGTTGATGGCTGCTGCCGAGTCTGACAGGGAAACCCTGATGTCAAACGATAAATTTGCTGCACTGCTGCAAAGTATTGGCGTTGTAGTGCCGACCAAGATTAGCCCTGCCACAGGCAAGGAAGCATGGGCGTTGGCTAAGTCTGACGAGGGTTTGAAAGAACTACAAGAACACGAAGATCTGCGGGTACAAGCGTTAGTGGCTGCAAGGCTTGGAACGAAGAGCACGCTAGAAGAGACCCGCACTACACGATTCATTGGAATAGCAAAGCGGGGCAACATGCCTGTGCCTTTGCGCTATTACGCCGCCCACACAGGGCGTTGGGGTGGGGATGACAAACTTAATCTTCAGAACCTACCGAGGAGTGGAAGGCTTAAGCAAGCAATCGTCCCTCCCGATGGGCACGTTATTATTAACGCCGACTCGTCACAGATCGAAGCGCGTACTGTGGCTTGGTTGGCAGGACAAGAGGACTTAGTCGATGCGTTCGATAAAGGTGAAGACGTATACAAAATTATGGCGTCGGCAATTTATGGCAAAAGTGTCGAAGAAATTACGAAGGAAGAACGATTTGTTGGTAAGACGACTATCCTTGGCGCGGGATACGGAATGGGCGCGGTTAAATTTCAGACTCAACTTAAGGTGTTTGGGGTTGACTTACCGGAGGAAGAGTGCCAACGCATCATTGCCGTCTATCGAAGCACCTACCCCTCGATCCCCGCGCTTTGGAAGCAGGCTCAGAAAGCACTTGATGCCTTGGCGTATGGGCAGACAACACCGATTGGGTGTCATTCTGATGTCATCAGCGTTACCGAAAGCGGTATCCGATTACCGTCCGGGTTATTTTTACGGTATCCGGGACTTGAACAAGATTCTGATGGTCAGTATTCATATAAGACAAGGATGGGGAAAACTAAAATTTATGGCGGGAAAGTCACCGAGAACTTTACTCAAGCGGTTGCGCGATGTGTAATTGGAGAGCAAATGCTCAAAATTGCCAAGCAATATAAGGTAGCATTGACGGTGCATGACTCTGTCGTGTGCATTGCTAAAGAAGGTGAAGTTGAGGAAGCAGTAAGTTACGTAACCAAGTGTATGCAATGGCGCCCTAAGTGGGCACAAACACTACCTCTTACATGTGAAGTTGGATATGGAGTTAACTATGGTAAATCTTAAAGGTATTCAAGCATATAACAATGTAGCGTCATTACAGGGTACATCAATGAAAATAGACACATCGTTAAATTACACGGCTCACGAGTTAAAAGTAAAAGAACTATTAAAAGAAGTCCACATACATTTGCTTGCAGATGATTATGTAGCAGCAGCATCTACAATTGAGCAAACTATTGTTGAACTAAGGTTGATGAGGGCGGCGGTAAAAAGCCATATCAAAGAATGAAATATACTTGGTCGTACAGCAGCATCTCGCTGTTTCAACAATGCCCCCGCAAGTATTATCGGATGCGGATTGTCAAAGATATTGTTGAGCCGCCGACCCCACATCTTGATTATGGCACCGAGGTTCACAAAGCAGCCGAGGACTATGTATGTGCGGATAAGCCAATAGACCCTAAGTATGCGTTCATAAAACCCCATTTAGATTTTTTAAAGTCATTGCCCGGTCTGAAGTTGTGTGAGTACGAGATGGGGTTAACCAAAGACTTTGAGCCAGTTGGGTTCCATGATGAGAACGTGTGGTTTCGTGGAATAGCAGACTTACTGATCATTGAGGGGGACACCGCAATGATCGTGGACTACAAAACAGGTAAGTCGTCTCAATACGCCGACACCAAACAGTTAGAGTTGTTAGCGTTGCTGACATTCAAACATTTCCCGCATGTGAAATTAATTAAGGCAGGGCTGCTGTTTATCGTAGCCCAAGACTTGGTTAAGGCGTCATTCGTTAACGATACACAAGACATGGCATGGAGCCGGTGGTTGCCCGAGATCCAAAGGCTTGAGGCTGCTATGACAAACAACGTATGGAACGCAAGACCAAACTTCACATGCAGAAAGTTTTGCCATGTAAAAGATTGCGAACACAATGGAAGAGGTGAATGGAGATGACGGCTAAGAAAACCCCCAAGGTTGAAGAGGTTACTTTCCCTTTAAATGAGGTACCTTACGAAATGTTGCGATTGGCATGGCCTTTTAAAACCGCTAAGGAGCATGAACTAATTCTTAAGTGGGCTAGAAAACAAACTAAGGTAAGGAGAATTTCATTTTTATGAGTGCAAATGACGAACAGGTTGGTGGTACACACTACAAGGACAAGTCTATTCAGCCTTGGGATTACATAGCCGCAAACAATATTGGGTATTTTGAAGGCAACATTATTAAGTACGTTTCTCGATGGCGAAGTAAGGGTGGAATTGACGACCTAAATAAAGCCGCGCACTACCTTAAAAAATTAATTGAATTGCAGAAAGAGGGGTAGCATGTCCTACAAATTAGATTATAGAGCGCAAGGCACTGCTAATAGTAGGTTGTTATCAGCAGTTGTAGCGTTAGCAGTTCAAGACGCGCAGTTAGCCCCACGCAAAATAGGCAAAATACGGATACCTACAGATGAGTCAATCTCTGCAATTTATTTTTTATTTCAACACTCTGATAGTTACCTAAATCTTTTAGACATAGACCCCGAACAATTTCGTGACAAATTATTAAAACTTATGTTTGAGATGAATAAAAAAGTTGTACAGTTTGAGTCATCAAAGCGCCGAAACTTTAGATATAACTACCAGTGGATGAGGCGCAAAGAAAATATATCAGACTTAACAAAGGCTTATGAAGCGGAACTTGAGAAGATGGATGAGGATGAATAATGGATAAACACCCATCAGGACTAACATGGGAAAGGTGGGAGTGGCCTTTTAAAACACCACAAGAGAGACAACTCGTAGCAAAGTATTTTGACCGTGTAAAGAAAGCAGCAGATAAAGAAGAAAAGCAAAAAATGTTAAATAACCTAGGAGAGGCTTTGTTATGAAAAAACTAATTACAAGTCTATTATTTGTACCATGCATGGCGAGTGCTGAGTTTTTAGATGGTAACGGTCTGCTGTCGAGGATGAACGACTCCGAGTCCATTCCAAAGATGGTTGCCCTTGGCTATGTACAGGGAGTGGCTGATGTGTATGCAAGAGTAAAGATATGTGCCCCCCAAAATGTAACCGCAGGACAAGCCCGGGATGTGGTCAAGCAGTATTTAGAACTTAATCCCGAGAGAAGACATTACTCCGCTGATTCCCTTGTGGTTAATGCTCTAGCCCAAGTATGGCCCTGCGCTAACAATCGTGGTGGTACTAGGTTATGACAGACCGTGAACTAATGCAGATGGCGTTGGATGCGTTGGAAGAACTGAAGATGGAGCACTCACAAAACATGAAGGTTCCTGAAGAATGGTATTCGTATTATCAAAAGCAAGATACCGCACTAGAAGCATTGCGTAACCGACTAGCGCAGCCTGAACGTGTACACGCCATCGACATATCGCAAAAACGTGTCGATGAAACGGCAAAAGATCGACATGAGTCTGTGGAGTATTTAATTCCTGTGTCGTGGTATGGAGATCAACCGCTTTATGCAAAACCCACTTGCACCGCACCGCCAAAGCGTGAATGGGTTGGGCTGGACGGCGATATACCCGGCTTGGGTTTAGTTACCGAAGAGTTTTATAACGGGATGCTTTGTGCAGAAGACATATTGAGAAAGAGAAACACATGAACAAAATAACTGTCGTGTGCCACAAAGACCACTCGCATGGCTACGAAGATTTTGAAGGCAAGTGCTTGTTGTGCGTGGTTGATGACTTGATGCTTGAGATCGGGAATTTGATGGTTCAAAAGCGCAGGGCAGAGAAGCGTGAATGGGTTGGGCTGACGGATGAGGAAATACACGAAATGAGGCTTAAGACTTTAGACAGCGTGGCAACAAACTACGAAACATATAAAGCCATCGAAGCCAAACTAAAGGAGAAGAACACATGAGTAGCGTTCATGCAGTTACAGAAGAACTAAAGTTTTCGATACGGGTAGCAAGTTTCTACGAAATAAACCAAGACGCGAGGACTGAGATTGTGCAAAAAGTTTCAGAGTTAATGGCTGAACTTGGCAAGAAGCATGACTTCTTGGTTTGGAGAACTTGTATGGATATTGAAGGGGAGAAGAACAGTGGCAGTTGAGATGACCGAGTTTGAAGAAAAAGTTTGGGATTACCTACGCACCCACAAGACCCCGGTGCAGGCAAAGACTTTGGCTAAGTTATGGATTATTAGTGATAACAAAGTAGCCCGTGCGATGAATCGATTTGTTGAGAACGGCATTGCAGACTTGGTACGCATCGGATCTAGAAAGTTTTATAGGGTAAAAGAATGACTCCCGAACAATACGAAGCCGAGATCAAGCGTTTAAAGAAAGAACTTGAGTACTTGAGACAGGCGTACCGTAGGGTCAAGGACGAGAACGATAGGTTATGTCTTGACTTGGGGTTTAAAAATAAAGACTTTAGGATTGAAGGAGATGGTTCATGAAAACATTAGTAGAAGCAAGGCATCAATTTAAGAGTGCAATCAAAGACAAAGGGGCTAACTGCCCGTGTTGCGGACGGTGGGGCAAGATCAATGGGTATCAGATAACAAGCACACAGGTGCGCGGGATGATTTGGATGCTCAAGAACTTCCGCAAAAACGAGTGGATTGATTTGGGTAAAGCCCCTAAGTGGGTGCTGAGGTCTAAATCGATGGCTACCCTGCATCACTGGGGGCTACTTGAATCCAAACCAAAAAACAAAGATGAAGATAAGCGTTCTTCAGGGTTGTGGCGTCTAACACAACAAGGGCGCGACTTTGTTTACCGCCGGATCACGATGCCAAAGTATGCGTTTGTGTTTGATAACAAACTAATTAAGGTTTCAAAAGAACAAGTGGATGCGGTTCAAGCCCTTGGTAAAAAGTTTTCGTACGAAGAATTGATGAGTACACGGTATAGGAGTGTCGAATGAGCGCAAACGAGTCACAGGTTGGTGGGGATCACTATAAATCCATGAAGGTGCAACCGTGGGATGCGATGGAAGCGTGGATGACCCCTGCTCAGTTTCGTGGGTTCTTGTTGGGTTCGGCTATCGCCTACCTTGCACGGGTCAATACTAAAGGCGTTGATGGTAAGGGCGGTGTCCAAGATATCAAGAAGGCGAGGCACTACCTCGACAAAATTATTGAGTTGAGTGATGAAGGCAAAGCCGAGTGACGCTAATTTGATATGGCTGATCCGGCATCTGCGGGGGAAGTATTCGTTCTGTCTGAGGGATATCCAAAAAATGTTGGCGTGCAGTATGCGAACTGCGCAACGGTATTTTGCCAAGATGGTAGAGGCTGACCTTGTAATCCCAAAGTATCGGGGGACTGACCGTTGTGTGTATTACAAACTTAGGAGAAGTAAAAAATGAGAATTGATAAGTTATGTGTAGCCATTGCTGGATTGAAGAACAAGTACAAGTTGGACAGCATGGACATGCTACTGCTGAACGCTATTGTTGCTACACACAAAGAGAAGGGGGAGGCCACCATTATGGAGATCATCAAGAACTTCAAGGCGGCGTCCCATGCCACGACCCACTCTCGGATCAAGAAGTTGGTGAAGCATGGCTTTATTAATCGGGTGGCGGATGAAAGCAATCTACGTATAAAGAAGTTAGAGCCAACCCCGAAGTACAACGATTTAGTCAAGTATTTGGGAGAACTGTAATGAAAATCGAAGATATGAACGAGGGGGTGCGCATCCTATTGGAGCGCATGAAAACCAATCCCGAAGAGTTTGAATCACCGTTTGGTAAGTGGCAACACGTAATGGAACAAGTTATGGAGCGGGTGGGGGGCGACAAAAATGTGGTTCCGTTTTTGCACCAAGAAGAAATACAAGCCTTGTTCGCTGGACTGCGGGACATGGAGCGTAATAAATTTACCGCGAACATTCTGCGGTCTCTTGCCGAGGTCGATGAAGAAGGGGAGCAACTGTCGTTGCCGTATGTAAGGGCAGTGCTTGGCAACCAAAGAATGAAGAACAGCACGAAAAAAGAACGGAAAGAAGTATTGGAGTCCTATATGAAGTACAAAGGGTTGACACGGTGATCATTACACTAGACCTAGAAACTTATTACGACAAAGAGTTTTCGTTATCCAAGATGACGACGGAGGAGTACGTGCGTCACGACGGGTTCGAAATTATTGGAGTGGGGGTGAAAGTAGATGAAGGTGAAACGGCGTGGTTCTCCGGATCCAAAAACGAGGTTAAGAAATTTCTTAACCAATACGACTGGGCAAATGCCTTTGTACTCGCGCACAACACCGCCTTTGATGGGTCAATACTGTCGTGGCATTTTGGGATTAGGCCGAAAGGTTGGTTGGATACTCTTTGTATGGCGCGTGCGACTAACGGAGTGGATACAAGTGCGTCTCTTGCAAATTTGGCGAAATACTATGAACTTGGTGAAAAGGGTACGGAAGTAGTCAACGCTATGGGCAAGCACCGTGCGGACTTCACCCCCGAGGATCTTGAACGGTATGGGGAGTATTGCAAGAACGATGTGGAGTTAACCTATAAGTTGTTTAAGATTTTGTCCGAGACATTCCCACCCAAGGAACTCAAGGTAATCGATTGCACCTTGCGGATGTTCATTGACCCGGAACT